CGATTTTGCCCATCCGCGCTTCCCAGTCCGCCATGACCAGTTTGCGCGACCGATCGGTGAGTTTGAACGTGCCCTTGGTGGTGAGGTTATCGCCGTTGCGCCAGAGCAGGACATCTTTCGGCAAGCCATCGTCGCCAAGTCGCACGCCCACCGACGCATCGAGCGACAGCAACATGCTCCCCATTCCCAACCCATTGCCGGGCGAGATTCCTAGGGATGCAGGTTGAAGCGTCGAGCCGCCGTCCACATCTCAAGACTCGGGCCAATCCGACGACGCTACAAGGTTGGATGTCTCGACATGCCAGCCATGTACAAACTGCTTGCAATGCCCGGCATGTCCCTCTAAGGTGTTGATCTCGGACATCGGCCAAGTCGGTAAAACGACCTCTGGCACCCGGTTAGAGGAGCGTACGTCCTCATGCAGGTTCGATTCCTGTCGATGTCCCCAAGGGCTCGGAACCGTCGGATCGGTTACTAGGCAGCGGGTTCAACTCCCGTCGAGTCCACTACACGAACATGCCAGTATTTGAGAAAGACAAGCCGGAACGCATCCATCCGATTCGCATCACTCCCGAGCAATCGAAGGCGATCAAGGACGCGCAAGCGAACTACCGCCGACGCACCGGGGAGAACATCGCCGAGGCGAAGATCGGCCGTGATGGGTTCGCCAAGTTCTGCGCCGATAACGGGGTGGCGTGGCCGAAGGAGGGTGGGAGATGACTGACTGGGTTCGCGTCGGCAATCTCCTCATTGCTTGCTGGCTTGGCTATCACTCCAGCCGACTATTGCCAGACCAACATGCAGCCAGCGCGGAGTTCATATTAACGCTGATTGTCGCGCTCGGCATCATGACCTTACTGGACAGGTGGATACGCCATAAACAGGATGACTTTCGCGCCTTGCTCAACCGCTACGGCCGCGCCATCGAGGACAGAACGCGCGCCGAGTTGTGGTCCGCGTGCCACGCCGGTCCTTTCCCGATCGCCGTTCAGGGTGATGCCGAACTCAGTCGCCGCTATGTGAGCGCCTGTCAGGTCGCTCGGGAACTCGGTGATCGGGTCATGGAGGAGAGATGAACCGCACCCCTCCCGACCTCCGCACCGTCCTTGACCGCTTCCCCGAGCGCGAGCGGTTCCCCGCCAACGGACGCGACCCCTACGATGTCGAGCGCGACGAAGCAGCCGCCTGTATCGAGATGCTGGCGCAGCGGATCAGGGCGTTATCCGCGGCCAATGACAAGGGGCGTGAGAATATTCAAAGGGCAGTTCGAACCGCCGCATCGGCAACGGCCTCGCTCGCTGCTAGCGAGAAGTGGGGTATTCTAAGCCGATCCAACAATACCCACAGACGGGCTCAGCGCGCAGAGGGGGCCTACATGCGCCTGGCTAGGCTTCTTCGCCAGACTCAGGAGTGCGCACGAATCAGCGATGCTTCGGCGCAGAACGCAATTCGTCGGCTTCTTGGCTTTAATTTCGAGTTTCCCGACGATGACGAACTGGATCTGGATTGTCCATGAGCCAGCCGCTCAAATGCCAGTGGTGCGATAGCGCCGCCGTTCAGAAGTGTCCCAGCGAAACCCACAACGTGTGCCGCTCTTGTCTCGGTTGCTGCTACCCCAAGGGTTCTTGCCCGAAGTGCGGCGTCGATGAGTGCAGTTACCAGTGCGACGATGAGCCATGCTACGGGCAGATCGAGTTCGAGACGCGCGACTCGGATGAGACCGACGAGTGGGACCTGCACTCGTGCGAAGGACATAGAGGGGCTGGCGGCTTCAAACCAGCGCCGTATAAGCCTCGGGTGACAGTGACACCATGACAACCCCATCCTTCGCCGCCTCTCGCGCGAACCTCCGTCGCATCGTGGACCGTCTCGACGCCGTGGCCTTGCTCTATCCGGGGGTCGATGCCGAACCCGTCCGCGACGTGGCCATGGTCATTGCCGACGACGGCGACTTAACCTTGGTCCTGCGCGTGAATAACTGCGACATCACCGTCTGGGGCGATCCGATGGCAGCGACGCAGATGTCAACGGCGGGCGATATCCCGGCGGGGGAGAACTAAGATGGAATTCGATTCCATCGAGGTCATTACTCGATGCACCCTGCGATTCGCCGATGGATCTACAATCACATGCGACGCAACCGGCGCACAGATCAACGAACCAACAGGCCAAGCCGCGAACTTCATCGCTTGGCTGAGCCACAACCAGAAACGGAGCAACCCATGTCCAACGACCGTCAGCCCCAGCAACCCCAGAAGTCCGAGCGTCAGCCCGAGAGCAAGCCGCAGACCATCACCACCGAGGACGCAGGCACGCGCAAGCAGAAGATCAGTGCCATCCTCGTCGCGGCGCTCAAGAACCTGAACCCGGCCCATCCCATGATCAATCGTCTCTCGATGGGCTGTGAGTTGTGGGACGTGCGCAAGACCGCCCGCGGCCTCACGGTGGAGTATGCGGTGCAGGGTTCGCCCGAGATCCACCCGCTCAACATCATCGTTGGCAAGAACAACCCGCGCTTCATGGACCCGGCCGTGGAAGAGTCGGTCCTGCGCGAATGGGCGGCGATCGTCGAGTCGGGGGCGTTGCGGTCGTGATGACTGAGACCTACTTCGTCTTCAGTCAGCGCGACAAGGGCGGCTGCCACACCGACCCCATGGACAAGGACAAACTCCAGAGAGAACTTGGTCCTGGCGGTGAGTACCACGGGCGGCCCATCTTGTCCGAGATGCCAGACTGGGACTACGTCGATGATGGCATCGTCATCATCAAGGGTGAGATCATCGTCCCGACCGCCGTTCAGACGGTGACGGAGTACCAGATACCATGAGCAGTCCTCGCCCGTTCTGGCCAGATCCCGACGATGAACGCGCCTACGATGAACCGGAGTCGATCCTTGAACATCTCGGCAATCGGTCGGTGGTGTCAGTTGTGCTCAGCGACGATGACACCACCGTCAACTTCACCGATGGCTGCGATGCGGTTTTTTCGGCGGGCCTCAACAAGGACCGCCTCGGGCGCCTGATCGCCGAACTTCAGGAGATGCACGGGAGGATGAAGACGTGAACAACGACTGTCACCGGGTTTATCTGCGCACCTTTATGGCCACGGCTACGGGCGGCAGTGTCCACGTAGACGGGAGTAAATCCTCCCATGAGGAAGAGGCGGCGGCGGCGATAGGGGTAATCGACGGATTGCGCTTTCGGGACCGCCCAAATTCTAGCCCGCCAGCCTCGCTTCCGGATGAGTTGGCCATCCGCATTCAGACCCTGACCAACCGGAAGTGTTCATGATCACCACCGCCCCACAAGCCTTCACCTGGCTCGCTGGCACCGTCGGAAGTATGCAGCATCCGAGCGCCCGCCAATACGCCGCCGTCTTCCGTGCCCTGGGCGACCTCTGCGCGGAGATTCCCTGCGAACTTCCGGGTCCGTCCGTCGTCGCCTACGCGCTCATGCAGATCGGGCAGTCGAACGCGCCGGAGGGTAGCCAACTCTCGGGACAGCGGGAGATGTGGCGGGGACTGGGCGAGAAACTCATGGCCCGACTCAGCGAAACACCAGTCGCTTGCTCTGCCCATGACTACCGATGGTGCAGCAAACGAAGCGGATATGTGTTCTGTCGGCTTTGTGGCGAGCATCGCAATCCAACCAGCGTCATGTTCAATCCAATCGCCGCCGGTTTCGTCCCGGATGTCGCGACGCGCTGTAAGTGGTGTGAGGGCGATGAGGATGAGATGGTGGCGTTGCCGACGTTTGCGACGGGCGGAGTGGTGCCACCTGGGCCCAATGGCAAGCCGAGACTTGTGTTTGTGAGCGGAAGCGATCCGGTCACTCTGCCGCGGAACAACCTCGCCGAATCCATTTGGCTCTGGCAAATGCTCGCCGTCGTCGCACAGGGCAAGCTCGCGCAGATGCCCGAAGTCTTCGGCGACCAAGCAGCGGGCAAGTTCTTCTGCATGCAGGGTTCGCTGCAAATCCCGCTGAGCCAAGCCGACCTCATGCAGATTCAAGCGCAAGGGCAGATGTACACGGTTCTGCTTGAAGGACTGCGACGGGAACTGCGGGTGCTCATCGAGGGCCTGTGTCCCGAACGGAGTGCGGCCCTGCATGCAGCCATCGCCGAACAACGCGCCAAGGCCGAAGCGGAACGAACGGCGCAGCAAACCACCGAGCCCGAGAGGCCACGGCTTCAGATTGTGAAGGATTAACAGCATGAGCGCGGGCATATACCTGAAGGATGCCAGGCACGAACGTCTCGTGTGCCCCATCCCGCCCGCGCTCCCTTGCGGCTGCCCCCTTGCAGTCGTCCGGCCTACCCGGGAGAAACGAGGCGATAGGGCGACACAGCGGAAAGGCGCGAGACGATGAATGTCACGGCATCGCAGTCAGCAGCGGGGCGGAAGGTTTGCCGCTGCGTCTTGACTCATATCAATGGCCCGCTCCCCCGTGGGCGTGGTGCCCCGAGATGTGCGGGGCCGGGTTGGATTCGTGCCTCATGAATCACCACCGGGAGCGAGCTTGCGAGGTCGGCCAACGCATGAAGCCGTCGGAATGGTGCGCCGAGAGAACCGGCGACGGGTACAGCTTCCCCTTAGAAACACCACGGCACCGCGCCGCCCCGGACCGGCAAAGGGCGGCACTTCACACAAACGGAGCGAACGACATGGATAAGCCCTCATTGACGCTGCGCCTGATTGCCAGGGCGCTACAGATCCAGCCCGCCGAAGCCCTCCAGGGCAAAGATGGTGCCGCCGAATTCCTGCGATGGATTGCGCGGACGCTCGATATCGAACTGACCCGACGGTGCGAGATCTGTGGCTACGAGATGGACATCTGGACGTGGCAGAACCACATGACGGGCCTTGTGTCGTGCTCGGGACTGCGCGCCGAGGTCGAGAGACTGCGCGCCCACGTCGGCAAACTCGAAAGCGAGACCGACAAATGGGCCACCGATCTAGGCCGACAAGTTAACCAAGCCGCGTTGCTGGACAGGGAGATCGGCGCCAGCCACGAAGTCCTAACTACCGCTGGCGTTCCATTCGAGGTCAACAGAAAGTCCATAGACCTACCCGAGCGCATCCGGATCGCCATCGCGCAGTCCGTCGAGCGTGACTTCGCCTGGGCCATGGAGCAAGTCCACGCAGGCAAAGCCGTAACGCACCCGTGCCTGACGATGCCCAATGATAAGCGAGGCCACATTCGCCAGATCGGCACCCTGAATCAGGATGATGCATCGTCTCCGGTCTATGAACTTGTCAAAGGATGTTTGACATGGAGTCCGGTCATGCCAGATAGCAGCACATGGCGAGATTTGGTCCATCAAGCCCAGAAGACGCACGACTGGGAAATCGTTACCGACGAGCCAGCCGAAGCCGCTTGACCCTCACGCCACCCCTAGCGATAGCATAGCCCCAAGGAGTTCTAGATGTCCGAGACGCACCACCTCATCTCGCCAGACCCGAGCGCCAAGCGCACCCGCTGCTGTTTCCGGCGCGTGAACCACCTGCCCGTGGGCGACTGGGCGACGTTCAGCGTGGAGAACGCGACGTGTCTTGGAATCAGAGTCCAGCGCGCCGCGCTATGGATGATGGCGCTCGGTGGCTTGGCTTTGTTGGCGCTGGTCGCCGGCTGCCAAGATCTCGGCTCGCTGTCCAGTCAGAGTTGCGAACACAACGGCTGTCCCGCGGGTCAGGTCTGCGCCTATGAGACTCCTGGGGGGCATGCCGCCTATACGTGCTATCGCGCCGACATGGTTCCCGATGGCTTTATGGTCATCGACATGGCCAAGCGGGATATGGTTCTTGTTCTGCCGCCGGACATGGTGAACCCGTATGCCTGGAATCCGTCGCAGGCCGCAGGACCGGCGCCGGGATGTGCGAGCAATGTCGGCTGGCGGTTGACGGACAAACTCTATGCATGTCCAGGTCTTCGATCGGCTGGGACCGCTGCATGCGCCACCGCCTGGTCGCTGCCGGCCACATTGACGATTCCGGAGTCCGCCTGCGCTTCGGTGCCGTGGGGATTCTTCGCCGGACAGCCTCACGGGCTTAGCAATATGTTCAACGATTCCGAGGCGCGGCATTACGACTGGCAACCCCCGGACAGCACATGGAAGCTTGGCTATCGATGGGGCTGCGGCAGAAGCGGGCGCTACTATGGTGCAATGAGCGGCAGGCCCTACACTGCCGTTGCCGTCAACAGGCAGGGCGGCTTTCCGACGGTTGCCTTTGTTGGAGACAACATCGGCGGCTTCAATCAGATCATCACGCCCCTCTTGGTTAATGCACCCGCGTCGCCCTACCGAGAGTCCTACTTTCCCCAGTACACCGCGACGCAATCGACGAATGATGGGGATCTCTGTGCGCAGCCGTAACGCCCTGCTCTGGCTGCTGCTGTGCGGCTGTCCTGGTACGGACGATGAGATTCAGAAGCCCGCCACACCGACCGCGGCGGAACTTCGTGGCGAGGTCGTGGGGCCGCCGAAGCCTCAACCGGTGCCCAGCGAAGTTAAGATCTGCCGCAGACTCAAGGAAGAGGCAGCGAAGCAGGCGGGCAGGTGCAATCTGGAGATTCTTCGGGGCTGCGATGAAAAGCATCAGGCGCGGCAGGAAGGCGATTGCCCATCCTGCGATGACCTCGACGGGCTAAACGTCGGTCTGCGGCGGGCTGGGTGCATCTGAGGCGGTCGGCTCGGCCTCATTGGTCTCCACTTCCTGCTCCGCCTCCACCCTCGGCTTCTCGCCCCGTCCCCTTGACAACTTCTCCGGCGGGTTCATCGTCAGCCCCACCATCCGCGGATTGTTCTCTCTCATGATTCCTCCGTGAGCGCGGCCAGCAGTCGCGTCGTGTGGCCGTCGGCTCGCTCCATCTCTTTGTACAACGTAAGCACCTGCGCGCGTCCTGCATCGCCGCCCCATGCGTCCCAGAGCAGTTGCCCTTCCATGCCCTCGGCTGGCTTCTCGTTCGCGGCAAAGAACGCCCGCGCCTTGACGAGGCCATCCGGCGTCCAGGGCTTGCCCGTGGCCAGGTGTCGCACCCGCACCCGTTCGAGCATGGACAGGTTGCCGTAGCCATCGAGCAGCCATCGCAGTGCCCGCAGACAGGCCGCGCGCACCTCGGCCGTGGGCGCGAAGTCGATGCCCGCAAAAGCCCCGTCCTTGGCGATGCCGGCGAGCGCCCGCGACAGGCCCGGGTTCGCGTTTTCTTCGTCGTCGGGCCGGATGAGTTGGATGTTGATCTGGTCGAACAGGAACGCTGGCTCGGGGACCAGGTTCATCGTCTCCAACTTCTCAATAGCCACCGCCATGTCCTTGACGGCGAGCGCCTTTGAGTGGCTGATCCTTGCCTGGATCGCGCCCACCTCTGCCATCGCCTTGCGATCGGCTTGCGGCGTGGCGTCGATGAAGTCGTGCGGCGGCAGGTCCGGATCGCCGAAGTTGTACCAGGCATAGAAGCGCCCGATTTGCTCCCGGATCGGCCCGTCGCCGGGGACCATGTGCCACGCCAGATCGCCGTCTTTGGTCGTGTACCACTCGATTTCCGCGTCGCCCATGAGTTGCGAATCATCGCGCGTCTTCTCATCGATCCGCCGCTCCATCCCGAGCACGGCGGCATGGCTGCCGCCATCTTGTCCGGCCTCGGTGGTGAGCGTCTGACCGAGAAACAGCGTGTAGATGTCCCGGTCCTCTTCCTTCTTGCTCTCGACGAAACTGGTCACGGCGGTAGAGTTGGGAGGGCCATCGAATCGGACGTTGACGCCCGCCCGCTCGTTCTCCTTGTCCTTGGGCAGCATGTAGACGCCCTCGGCACCCATCGTCTCGCAGTTGCGCTGGAACTCCAGAAACTCCGGCGACTCGCCCCCGAGATAGAACGGATACTCAATCAGCGTCGCCGGCAGGCCGTGCTTTTCTTCAAAACGCCCGTGGTCCCGGCGCGTGTAGACCCGACGCAGCCATGGTGAGGTCAGCGGCCGAATCAGCGCATCCTGCCACGGCCTGGAGCCGGCCCCTTGGAAGATGACCCACCGCCCTCGACCCGGCGCATTGTCTCCATACAGGTCCACCGTCCCCATGTTGTAGGTGATGACCTGGTAGTGCCCCGATGCTTGGTCGCCCCCCACGCCGCCGTATTGCGTCTCGTCGAGTGAGGTGATGAACCGGATGAAGTAGGGGTGCCACGCCTTAAACTGCGGCAGGCGCCAGTACGGCGGATCGTCGCCCTCCATGTTCTTGACGGTGATCCACTGGACCGAGCAGATCGCGAAGTTGAAAAAGAGCAGGTACTTGTAGATTTCCCGGCGCGCACCCTGCGGAAAGATCAGCCGCTGGTTCTTGGCCCAGATGCGCGCGGCTCGCCGACCGCCCCGGCGTTCGTTCCCGTCTCGCTGCGCCGGCAGATACCGCTGCGGCAGGCCGAAGTAGCGCCCCGCTCGGGTGCGGTAGCCGTGATAGACCGCATCGTCGCGTAGCATCTCCTCCATCATCAGTCCAGCCTGGCCGAAGTTGCCGGCGTCGAGGGCGTCGAGGGCCGCGCGGGCGTCCTTGACCGTCCACGCGGTCATGCACTTGGTGGCGTAGAAGGCCGAACCGAGGTAGGGGACCTGGCGCGGCTCCTCGTACTGTCCGGGGCGTCGTGGGGTGCGCTCCACGTCCACGGGCGGCAGGATGGCCAGTTGCTGGATCTGACGCTCGGCCATGGCGGCGGCTTCGTCCAGACTCAGACGCGCGGGCATGGATTCCGCGGGAACAATGAGAGGGCGGGAGGCGAACGGGTTCAGGCGGTCGAATAGGCCCATGGGCCTAGGCTACACGGGCGGCGGGGAGATGTCAGCAAGATGTGGGCCAGCGAACCCGCGGCGGGGTTCTGGCCTCGATGGCAGCCAGGATTCGGCGCGAGTTCTCAGGATCGAGGTCGATCATTCGGTCCTGCCAAATCATGCCGCGCGCATCCAGTGGGCCGGTCTCGTTCGCCGACCAATATCCGTCGCTGCGCAATGTCCAGCCCTTCTGTCGCAGATCAGCGCGGATGGCTTCGCGCTCACCAACCCACTCCACCGCCATGCGATAAGGGCACTCGGGAACGTGGTCGTCAACTTCATCGGCAGATGAAGCCGTGCCACATTGCGGGAAGGCGCAGTAGTCTTCTGCGTGACGGCACGGTGCGTGCTGAGCCAGCGCCCTCACGATGTCTTCGGCGGTTTTCATTCGTCCTCCGACGGGACCATGCCGAGCGTTATCCCATGAGGCAATCTCGGCCGTCTGTCGATTAGCAGCCGCCGCCCGACCACGTTCCCGTGCTTGTCTTTGATGTCCACGACCCCGCGCGAGATAAGTAGCGGCGGGAGTTCTTGTCCGTAGAACGGTTTCCCGTCGGTTTTCATTGCTTTATCACCGCAAACGCTGGTGCCACCACTGAGACGACTTGCTCGGTCCATCTGAACTCCGCGCCTTTGAATTCGTGGGTGCCGATGATCTCGGTCTTTGTGCTGTTCTCTCGGTCGATCTTGAAACTCACTCCCCGAGCCCAGACCTCTGCAACATCGGGGATGCTGTCAGGGATCGCTGCACCACTCTTGCGGAGATCGCCCACCGTTAAGCCGGTCGGAAGCGGCACACCACTTTCCCCGTCGGCATACTTTAGTAGAGCGGCGGCGATGGCATGCTCAACGGACAGGCGCTGGACATCATCCAACTTCCACTCGATGGGCTTGCCGAGGAAGTCCTTGCACTCCTCTTGGGCCAACCGTGCACACTCAGCGGTAAGACGCTCCACTTCGGCACGCTGTTCTGGTGATATGTCGTCGAGGTTCATGACCGCTCGCCCCTCTCTAGCTTGTTGCCCAGCCACCAAATCGAAGCCTTGACCCGAAGCCAGGGATCGTACGTTCCCAGCGTTATCACCCCGCAGAATCCATCCACGAGATGCACCCAACTCATCATCCATCTCTCCCAGAACGTAATATGCTGACGCTCGGGCGGCGCGGTGTCTAGGATCGCTGTCATCACAACCTCACAAGCAGGGTGATGAAATCCAGTTTCACGATCCCACCACCATCGGGATGCGGGTCATGGATATGTCTTCCGTTCTGGTAAATGACCGAGTGCATGCGCCCGCGCCCGCTCATGCCGTTGCCGATCAGAAAAGCATCGGTTGGAATATGGGCAAGGTCTGCTCTTACGTCGAGGAAATAGACTCCAAACGGGCGCAGTTTTTCATTTGCCACCGCCGCCCAAGCATCCTCGGCGTGATCTCCGCAACTAAAATCGACGGCTTCCAGTGGGCATTCCAGCATGGAGGCAAAACAGGCGGCCAGACAATTGCCGTTCTGACCGAATCGGGATTGATAGACGGGCTTCATCTCCAACTCGACTTGAACCGGCTCGCGACTGATGAGAATCGATCCTTTGCTTCGGCGGCTTGCTTGATCACTGCGCGGGCGTCTCCGGTGGAGGCGAGGTTATCGACGTGGGCGATGATATAGCGGGCCGCGTCACAGTTGTGTACCAGTACCCCGTTGGCGAAATACTCGCCCTCACCATCTGGATTATCGACCGACAGGTTATACACCGGCTGTCTTTCTTGCCGCGCCGAGACGCGCACCACGCGGACGGTGGTTTCCCAAGAAAAGAGGGCATTACCAGTCATCAGCGAATCTAGCGATATAAAACCAACATCGCGCACAAACACCGGGTGGTTCGCCGTTCCGGTAAGCACTCGGCCATTCGATAGACGGACATCGAATACATCCGCAGCAGGATGGGTCATGCCCGACTGGATGACTCGTCGGTACCCATTCCTGGTCAGAACCTCGTCGCCGATACGAACATCAACCATCGCCCGCTGTCCCGTCTTTGTGGCGATGAGCGTCTCGGCGACAAAACAGGAGTGGTTGTACATATCAACCGGCTTCTCTTTGTTTGGCTTCCCATCCGCTCCCTTGGGCCACGCATACGCCTCAAACTCCGCAAGAATCCCGGTCGGTTGTTTCTTTTCGAGGAGTTCCGGGTCTGCGGACTTGAGCATGTTGCGGAAGAAAAAGATTCTGGGCTTGCCATCCGATGCCTTCCGCAGTCGCGCCTTGAATGCCTGGATACCGACCTCGATCGCCTTATAGGCTGGGACCGTCACGATTCCGTGGCGGGCCAGAGTCGCGCGGTCTTCGGCATCATGATCAGCCGGGGTCGCCTCGATTCTCTCGGCCCCCGTGCGTTTGATGATGTCCTTGGCGTGGTCCTCGCAGAGCGTCTTGGTCTTGTAAATCTCTCGGTAGAAGTAGAGGCGACCATCCCCGTCCATTGCGGCCCAGAGGCAAGAAAACGGGTTCGTATGGCCAAAGTCGATTCCCCGGAACCGGCGCCAATCGTTGGGAATGGTGAACGGATCAATGATGTGTAGGTCCGGATCAAACTCCTCGTAGACCACACCTTCGGCCTGGACCCACTGCCCGAGCACAAGCCGGGCATATTGCACGCCTGTCAACTGGCTGAGCGTGTCGGCATACTGCGCGGCGTTGTACCGATTGTCGGCCGCCTTGGAATAGTAGACCGCGAACCGCCGCTGGCCCTCATCGGTGCGCGATGGGATGATGATGTCCTGATTGATCCAGTGCGTCGGCCGGTCTGGGTTGGTGCTGAGAAGGATCTGATTCCAGCCCGCCGCCGTGCCGCGGAGTCGGCCCAAGACTTCGTTCATGTCGTCGCGAATGAAGGCGTTCGCTTCCTCCAGCCAAGCAAAATCCACGGCGCCCTTGCTGCCGACCGAGCGCAGAGACTCCCGCTGCTTGGCGTCGTTCATGCCAAAGAAGATGACCTGCGAACCGTTGTAGTAATCGCAGCGAAACTCCGACTTTGTGAACTTCACCCGCGGATCTGGACCCACCACGGTGTTCACGAAGAACGGAATCGTGCTGTTCGTCATCGTCTCGCGAGCCTTGCGACCGATGATGACCGTAGCCCCCGGATATCGCAGCGCCAGCGCGTGCATCTGTTCCGCCGCACATTGGCTCTTTCCTCCGCCAGCACCACCCGTCAGAAGCTTAATCGGCCGACGATCCCGGAAGGCTTCGATCTGCCACGGGAGCGGTTTGAAATCACGGCGTGGGAGGTTGTCATCCATTGTCATCGCTGGGCGCTGGCGGAGGCGGGAATGTATCCGGTGAGCACTCCCTCACGATGTAGCCCTTGGCAAAGCTGGCTTCAACTCTCTGAGGCGCATCGATCCCGAGAAGCTTGCGCCGACTCTCAGAAGTCTTGACGATTACCGCGGATATTTTCGCGGCGTCCTGATCGTCTGCGCCATCAAGACGCTTCGTGAGTTCTTCCTCGATGGCGTCGAGCTTCTGAATCTCCAGATCCCGGAGTTCCTGTGCGTTCTCCAGAGTCAGTTTCCGCAGGTCATCCAGGGCGCTGCGGATATAGCCATGGGCAGCGCTCAGGCTGCATTTCATCTCCGCCGAGATCGCCCGGTAACTCTTCCGTTGCTTGCGGAGTTCCAGGGCAATCCATCGCTTCTCTTCCGCCGTGATGACTTCGGGATTCGTCGTGTTTGCCGAGTTCGGGTTCATTGCCAAGCGTTCTCTTTGGTGAGCGTTATCACGTAAAACGTCCAACCATTATATCACATGGCCTGATTGTTGCATGAATCTTCCGTCAACATCGCAAAGAAGTAGAGCGTCGAGACCTGGGCGGCGGATCGTTGGGCATGCGGGGTTTTGGCTGCCCTTGCCGCGTTCCGTCGCACACGATTTGACCACCGACGGTAACGGCGCCTGCCAAGCCTCCATTCTTGTTGCAACTTACTGGCATTAGAGAGGGTCATGCTCAGCCTCTGCGTGGTCGATTGTGCTTGACAGGTCCAACAAAAGCACCCCCTTTTGTAAAGAATCCCCCGAAAGTCTTACTCGCTTCGCTCGCGCCGAACAGGCCCGTGGATGCGCTCACGACTGAGCCAGCCCCACCCGCTTGCACCCATCACACGCCGCGCCCAGCCACTCCCCGTGCTCGCATAGCTCCACCGTCCGCACTGAACAGAAGCGACCCGCGAACTCCGCAGCATGGCGCACAAGTCCGGGGGCTTTCTCAATGGCCTTTGTCAGCGCGCCACCATCGGCCCAGTGGATGTAAGTGTTTGGATCGGGCCGCTCGGGCAGCGCCTGGACATCCGAGAGCATCGCTTCCCAGTTTGCGCCCGCGCCTTTGCGGAGACGGAGGAAGCATCCAAGGGCGGCGCTGTAATAGAAGCCGCTGCGTGCGCCGCGGAGGAGTTGGCCAAGGGTTGGGGTGTCGGGGGTCATTACATCGCCTCCAGTTCGCGGCGGTACTTCTCGCGGATGCCAGCCAATTCCTTCACCGGCATGCCGTCGTGCTTGCGATGCCACACCTTATCGCCGAACTGTTCGATGATAAACGACCAAGCCGCTCTTGCCCCTTCGCGCGTTCCCCGATGTGGATCGGCGACCTGACTGCATCCCATGTCCGAGCAACCCGTGGTCATGCCCGCGGCAATCACGGCGAGTTCAGCACAGACGGCAGATCGCTCCGTCACCTCTTCGTCAACGATTTCACCGTGCTGGTTAAACTGCGCCCGACTTAGCCACAGCCAACCGAACGCCACATCAGCCGGGGTGGCTTCGCGTTCAATCGCCACGTCCACCACGACCATGCCCTTCCTGATGCCGTCTTCAAAGACGCGGCACCGTTCCCACAGCAACCCGGACAGCAACTCCAGTTCCACCGCATCGGCCTCGGTGGCGTGAAGCAACTTACCCTGACGCGCGAGTTCGCGGAGGAGGGCGGCGAGGGCACGGAGGAAACCCGGGATCACGATCTCATCTCCTTGACAGCCGGTCCAAAGTTCATGCTCCGGAACTTGTCGCCGAAGATGGACACCAGAATCTCCAGCGCTCGCGCCAGGTCCGGCGCATGTTCTGGACATAGGGCAGCCATCTCTAGTCCGCTCGATTGGTCCCAGAACGGCAGCCAACCCGGATGCTTGTCGGCGAAGCAAGAATCCGTTCTGTTCGCTGCCTTCAATCGCGCGGTCGCACCTGTAGCACTTGACTTTCACCGTCCCACCTCCAACCCCGCAACCATCGCGAACAATTCATCAGGCAACAATGCACTACCGCTCGGTCGCGGGCTGCCGATGATTGTATCTCCGCCACCCCATCCTGGCTCGATGGCATTCAGGGCCGAGCAAAGCGCCGATAGGTCCGGCGCCACGAACGGCGACAATCGGCCGATCGAATATGTCCAGCGTCCGTCACCACGTTGGCGCACAGAAACGAATGCTCGACAGCCATCGGACACCAGACCGACTCTTGCCTGCGCGCCGATTTCACGAACACCCAGCCAGCCATTGCCACGAAAGAGGACCTCGTATCGCGTATCAAGCGCCATGGTGTCGCCGTGTCCGACGACGTAGCGCAGGATGCGCCCCTCCACATCCTTGACGATTGAAGCAAAAGCCGAGACTTCGCGCCGATTCAGTTGGCCGCTCAGACGAAACTGTCGGTATGGCTCGAACACCCAAGCCAACTCGCGCAGGATCGGCGAATCCTTGTGCATCGGGTACATGCCCGCGGTGCAATCAAGAAGATCCTCCACGCCGACAAGCCGATTCAGGATCGGATTCGCGGGATCATCGGCGAGATGTGGATTGTTCAGGATGGTCCACGCAAGGCATACATCTTCGTCGCAGTCGTTCGCGAAGACATCGGCACGCGGTCCATCGCTGTCTCGAAACCGCTCATAGAGGCCCATGCGCAAGGCCAGCAGCACTTGGGCGCAGGTGCTTCGCGTGGATAGACGGTCCACGCCTTCGTGATGGTTGAAAGACGCGCAAGGAGCCGCGGTATCGAGCCGAGGTGGTCCCGGCACGTATCCATCGAGCGCAATAGAGAACGGTGGAGCTTCGGCACAGAACCTGGACCATTCCACGCCTGAGACTTCGGGCTTCATGTGGAGGGTGATCATGAAGCACTCTCACCGCCCGTCCGAACGCCTAGTCGCGCCCCAATCCGCTGGTCCGTGCTTCCAACACAGGACAACGGCGATCGGATAGAAAGGAGAAAGGCATGAGTTCCCATCCGATTGGACTGGGGCGCGGCTACGCGCCCGGCACGGGACTGGACTGTCTCGGCGCGAGCGTCGAGTTCAGCGATGGTGGTTTCGCTGGTGAGGGTCACGACAGCCTCGCAATCGCATCATCGAGCCGCGCCAGGACTTCGGCGTGGGTGCGCTCGGGGGCGTCGTTCCAAGCGTGCATCTCCGACCAGGATTCAAATCCGAGCGCAGCGCGTGCATCCCTGGCATGTCTTTGCACTGACTCGATCGCCAGAGCCAAACAGCGCGCAGTGACCCGCGGATCGTGCAAGCCGTCGCACTCAACCGGCAACAATCCATTCTGATGCGCCCACCTCTCCGGCGTCGCGATCAACTCCCTGGCCCGCTTGAGAATTTCGATGGTTGTCATCGCTCAACCTCCGTCCTCATCTGCAACCCCGCCCGTCCCCTTGCCTCATCCAGAACCCTCCGATGCTGGGCCTCGGAATCGGGGTCCGTTCGCCAGCACAACGCGCACGACGGCGCGTGCGGTTCCATGGACCGCTGAACGGTGGCGGTGCCGTCGAGGTCGATGGTGATCACGGTTCAAACCCCATATCCCTGATCGCTTGGGCGCTGGCTTCGGGTCCGAGCATGAAACGACTTCCGCCGCCGAGTAGTTGCAGCTTCTCGGTCCCAGTCATGCGCAAGAACTTCATCGCCTCACCTTTCGCACCCTTGGCTTGCTTGGGCCAGTCCTTAACCAGCCGAACCACCGCCTCGACTCCATCCACGTCCGCGACCCCGATCGCGACACGGTTGCCATGCTCGATGGGGCCGAAGACGTAGTATAGGAGACGGGGCATCTTAGTTCACGATGATGTCTTGCTTGCCGTCGCCGTAGCCGGAGCCGTAGCCGTCGCCGGAGCCGTAGCCGTCGCCGGAGCCGTAGCCGTCGCCGTAGCCGTCGCCGGAGCCGTCGCCGGAGCCGTCGCCGGAGCCGTCGCCGTAGCCGGAGCCGTAGCCGGAGCGACTCTCAGCCGTCCATGCAGGGAATGTTACTTGTCCCATGGCGCCTGCTCCCACGCCTTGGCCGCCTCTGGCGTGACATCCCAGATGCCGGTGATGTTGAGCACCTGCGCGCTCGGAATGGAGGGGCCGACCTTGCAGTTGCTGTTCGGGCCCACGACGGCGAGCCCACCGAAGCCCCTGAGGTCGGCCGACCAGTAGACGCAGTTGCGCACGGCGCGCAGGCGGACGGCATTCTTGGCGAGCGCCTCTTCATCGGTCGTGGTCGTGTAGCCGAAGAAGACGCCGCGATGCTCGGTCGTGACCATCACGGGGCGTTCCTCGCCGGAAGGCGAGGCGGTGGGCGCCTTGAGCGCGGCGGCCTGGGCGATGAGGTCCGCGCCAAGCAGTGTCCGCAATTCGCGAAGCTGCTTGAGCGTCAGACCATCGATGATATCTTGCAGGCTCTGCATCTTCTCTCCTTGGTATGTGGGGTTTCAATCCACGTCTATCTGTGTATCGCATCATTTTCCGGGAGTCAATAAATTTCTTTTGACATGCGCGCTTTTCCATGTTTCCCTATCGGCCATGAACCCAACTGACCGAGCCGATGTGCCAGCTAATTTTGGCGCTCGACTCTCCTATATCATCCGCAGCAAGGGCTATCGACAGCGTGATTTTGCGCGCAAAGCCAAGGTCAATGAGGCATCCATCAGTGAATATATCCGAGGCCACAAAACGCCGATGATTTGTACTTTGGTCAAACTCAAGAAGGCGGCGGGCGATGGCGCGGCCTACCTTGTGGGCGAATCGGACACCCCACCGCCCGCGGTGGTTAAATGACCTTGGTCCGCCTCGCAACCGCCTACTGTCCCGACGTGCCAAGTTCGCGCGAATCCCGCGGCTGCAAGGTTCATGGCGTGGCAATCGAACCGGAAACCCGCAGCAGTCTGGGCACGACGTTCTGCGGTCTGTTGTGCAACCATGCCGAGCTTTTTCCGCCGGACCTAATCCGGGACAGGATTTGTAAGCGCTGTCTGCGATTTCCACGCTTTCGCGACGACATCAACCGACAACTTGAGGCGTCCGTCAAATGACCCCCACATCCTCCACCTTCTCCCACGTCGGCATGCGGCGGCAGGCGAACGAAGATCGCTTCTTTGCCGATGACACGCTCGGTCTCTATGTCGTGGCCGATGGCATGGGCGGACATGCGGAGGGGGAGTTGGCGGCACAGACCGCGCTCGATTCATTTGTGGATGCGATTCGTGCGGGCGCATCATTCGCGGACGCGCTGACGAAATCAAACGAGGCCGTGATCGCGCTCGCTGGCCCGTCTCGCTTCAATCAACTGGCGCCGGGGTCAACGATCGTTGCGTTGCGAATTCAGGGAGGGGTGGCGGAGTGGGGCGCTGCGGGTGACTCGGACCTGATTCGGTTCCGTGGCGGCGAAGTGGACGTGATCGCGCCGCACCATGAATGCCCGTACGGTCTCACCAACTACTGCGGCATCGGGCAGGCGTTCGAGGCTTGCACGTCAAAAACCAGCGCACGACCTGGCGACCGCTTCTTGTTGGCGAGCGATGGACTGGCGCGGCACTTCGACCTGAAGCGATCGGAGACCCTGACCGCGTTCCTGTCAGAGCCGACGCTCCGACCCGATGCCGCGGAATGTCTCGTGGCGTTGTGCAATGAGCGGGGCGGGAAGGACAACATCACCGTGATTGTCGTGGAGGTTGGATCGTGAGCGCAGTACCGAGTCTCTCCCGTCTCTGGCGGCGCATCACCGACGGCTGGTACTATCTCCGCTGTCTCGTGTGGCATCGCTACAACGTCGTCAAGGCCAAGCATCTGCCGCCGACCTGGGTAGACCGTTGTCAGCTTCTGCCGCATGTTATGTTTCAGGTCCTATGTGATTTCGTCGAGAAAGAGGACGGCATCAAGGCCAACTATTTCGAGGGCGCGGACAAGTATACTGACGCTGAATGCGACGAGTCCGGAGATCCGCAGGCTTTCGATAAGCGGTCCATGCGCAGGCAGACCATTTTCGCGATCGAACTCAATCGCCTTTATGAATGGTGGAATACGGTCTATCTGCCATATTACAAAGACGAAGAGGGATACCTAACCTCTCGCGGGATCGTCGAGACGGCGTATGCGACATATGAAGAATACATCCATGCTTTCGGGGAAGAGGAGGACCGGATGCGCGACGAACTCACGGCGAACCTTATCTCTCTTGTCCGGATCCGAGGTGACATGTGTACGTAGCAGGTTGCGAATTCCGCCCCGGCCTACCGCCTGCGAACCTCGTCGAGGTGTGGCCGCATACGTGGGAAGTGCGTTGCGCGGACGGCAGCGGTAATCACTGCATGAGCCTGCGCTTGCTCGACGGCAAGCATTACGTCAGGTTCGGCAACGCTGAGCACGATTCCTATTCACCGGCACGCACGCAGTTAAACGAGCATTCGTGGCGCCCCACGCGCGACGCTAAGCCCGTGCCGTGGTCGGAGGTGGAGGTGCTAGCATGGGCCTGTAATGTCAGCGCAGGCGATACGCAGTGTCCATATACGTACTCAGAAGACGGAGAAGATCACACCTGTTGCTGCCTGAAGGCCGGGCATCCTGGCGAGCATCGAAACAATTGGGGTGGCGGGCGTAACCAACGCTGGGAAATTCTTGAATCCGACGCGGACACATCCGATCTGCAAACTGAGAACGCCGCCCTGACCGCGACGGTCGTCGAATCAGAAGAGAGAGACAAGAGATTTCGAGCAACCATTAAGCGCTGGCATGAACGGTACGACGCCCTGACCGCGAAGCTGGCCGAGCGGGATGCTGAGATGGAACGCGCGACCCTCAATGCGCGTGCGCTTCATAACAGATGTGAAGTGCTCGCGGCACAACGAGACCACTTTGAGAGTGAGTGCGATCGTCTGCTGGCCTGCGATGGTCACAGACGCAACCAACCGATTCCAGTGGTTGGCTGCAATAAGTGCGTGGCATGTCTGAAATTACTCCAACAGTGCGCCAACCGCGACAAACAAGCCCTGTGGCAGGAACAGGACTCCCTCCGCACCAAACTCGCCGATGCGATGCAGGTCGTGGACATGACGCGGTTCTTCTGCGAGTTATACGAGGCCAACTCCGACCGTTACAGCGTCGCGGCTTGGCTACAGAAGACCAGGGAAGTCAGGGCCAAGCTCCCGCCCAAGGACGAGCCGTGAGCCAAGCTGTATTCTGCGACGTGTGCGAGTGCGTCAACTGCGGCTGCCCCTACATCCACGGGAGAACCCGATGACCAATGAAGACATCGAACAGCAGATCCTCGACCGACTCCACAATGGCCCGGCGACGTTCTCTGACCTGAGAGACGCCCTTGGCCTGGCTCTCCATCAAGAGCGGACGCTTGATAAGGCACTCCAGCGTCTGCGCAGGCATGAGCGTATCTCGTTCAGCAAGTCGGCGCGGGAGTGGCTGTTGTCATGACCGCCGTCGCCAAACTCTCGGACGAACTCCGGAAGCGCATCGGGGAGCTTCTCATCGCTGGTTTCACGATCGCCGAAGTGAGATCCGAACTCCCGCAACTTGGCCTGTCCCCCGCCCTGGTCAGCAAGATCGCTTTCGCAGAGGGCATCGAGTTGAAAGGGCGGCGCGGTGGCAGGCCCGTCGGCGCGAAGGATTCAAGCCCCAGGAAAAAACGAAGTGCTGTCGATTTTACTTGACCGCTGAATCGAGGCGTGGTGAGGTTGGGACATGGGACAAACAATCCACTGCCGGAATACTCCAGATGGCAAGCGGTTTCGCATCTGGTCTAGTGTCGTCGATAAATACATCACTCGCGATCTGACGCGCGAAGAGATCGCGGAGCATCTCTTTGAGGATTATCGCTTAGAAGCCAGGATGAATATCGACAGCAGGCTGTCGCGGGCAGCGAACATTGGAGACAGTTCCGTCCACGTCAGAGAGAACGAACTCGACAAGCCATGGCATGTGGACCGCTGCGACGAATGCGGCTGTTTTCATCATTCGTATAAGCCGCGCGCAGATGGGTCATGCTCTGACTGCGGGGAACCACAAAAAGAGCGCTCTCATGGCAAACCATGCGCGCCGCGGAGACAGCCATGACCCTCCGCGATCTCGCCACGCTCTATCCGCGCGCCTTCCCGTGGGCGGTGACGTTGTTCCTGCTGTCCGTGCTCGCCGGCCTCGGGTTCGTGATTGAATGGCTGTGGCCGGTAGAACCCGAGAGGCCGCTGAGTTTCGCGGGCGGGTCGGAGGCGGATGATGTCTAAACGCACCGCCCACCTCAACCGCGTGACCTGCGACGCAGACGGCACCGTGGATGAGGTCGTGATCGGGAGTTGGTTCCAGATGGAGTTAATGAGCGCCGTCGGCAGTTTCGTCTACGATCTCCATCTCGGCGACCGGCACTTTAGCGTGATCGTGCCGAAGAACTCTGACAAGCCGGTGGAGGTCGTTGATGTCGGGCAGTAAGTTATCTCTGACCGTCCTTCAATCCGAGCGGCTTCCGTGCCACTCCTGCGGCGGGAAGTGCTGTACGTTCGCGCCCTTCACGGCTTCAGAACTTCGACAGGCTCGGCTCGCGAACGGCGGCAGTTATCCATCGGGCGCCAGGGTGCTCTCGGGTCTTCCTATCAAGGCTATGTTTGGTGGCGGAAGCGGCTCTTTGGTGGTTGGCGCGGATGGCATTACCTGCGCGTTTCTGAAAGATGGCCGGTGCTCGATTTACGAAGCGAGGCCGCGGGCATGCAGGGACTATGGGCGCGTCCCAGAACTTCCCTGTCAAGTCCTACATCCGAAAGAATCGCGGGCCATTGCTGAGCGCAATTGGGGACAGGTTCGTGGGGTGATGAATGCCGGCGAGTAACGGCAGGCGCAGATGGCGGAAGTGGTTGCGGAAAGTTGAGATATAAGACAATGCCAACCAAAACAGTTAATCAGCGACGGCATCGCATTAGTATCACCCTTCAGATCGATGTGGATTGCGAGCCAACTACTGAGGCGATTGAGGCAGCAAAGACCGCACTTTCGCAGTTAGAACGCTTTCGTATCGGCGCGATCGAGATTCCAGGATATAGCCGCGCAGCGATACGATCACTGAGGGCGCACGCACCATATCAACTTGCGCTGCGCGGAGAACTATTCTGGAAAAAGGTCGAAAAGAGCGACAAGGGATGCTGGCTCTGGCATGGCAAACCGAATGCCGATGGATATGGGCTCTATACGCGCCATGGCCTGCTCGCGCATCGGATGGCCTACATTCTGACTCATGGACCGATTCCGGGCAACCTGTTGGTGCTGCATTCCTGTGATGTTCGGCATTGCGTTCGTCCAGATCATCTGCGTCTGGGGACTCATCAGGACAACATGGAAGACATGCGCAAGCGCGGAAGACACGGGCGTCTCGGGCGGATCTATCCGCTGCCGCAGGAGCAGCCATGACCCCCAGTTCGTTGATTGGCATGAGCCAAGGTTCGCGCAAGAGAGCCATCAGGGTTGAGTTGCTGGCCCGCGGCGAAGATCCTCACCGCCCTTGGCTTCCTGGCGCGGTGGCTCCGTTGCAAGCGCGTTATCGACTCGGCCAGCGTCTTCGCCCGTGCCGTGGGTGTCTCAACTGTCATACCACGACCACGGCGGCGGCTGAACTCAAGGCGGAGTTACTCAAGGTCGCGCAGGAACGCGGTGATGATGTCTGCTCGGGCGATGGCGTCCTCTTGGCCCGCCGCCAGTATTGGACCCGGAAAGAAATCGACGCGGCCACGAAAGCGGGCGCTGAGTTGCTCGCGGAGTTGACGGAGTTCTCGGACCCTCCCTGGCTGCCGACGCCGGCCGAGGTTGACGCCCACGAACGCGCGCAGGAGTCCGGCGAATGAATATCAATCGGCGCATCATTCATTACGGCTTCCGCCCTGGAAGCATACGCTCGCTGTGCGGGATGTCTCATTATCTCTCGCACGATATCGCTCGGGTGACCTGTAAGCGTTGCTTGCGCCTGAGAGCCGCCCAAGCCAGCGGCAAGACTCCTGGCCCAGCCAGGCCGAATCAAATCGTCTACTGCATTCGTCAAGCGGATGCTGGCCCGATCAAGATCGGTATCACCGATAACCTGAGCGCTCGGGTTCGCGCCATTCAGACCTCTAATCCGTATCCACTGACGGTGCTATGGACGCGCCAGGGCGGCTCTCAACTTGAACGCAAACTGCATCGCGAACTAAGCGATCTCCGCCTCAGTGGAGAATGGTTCCGTCCCGAAGCGCTCGCACGCCTGGAGGCGATGGCGTTATGAGCACAACCAAACCCATCACCATCCTGGTCTGCGGCGGTCGCGACTTCGCCGATCGCGCGCTTGTGTATCGGACTCTCGACGAGATCAAGCCGGATGTCGTGGTGCATGGGGCGTGCGGAATGGACCGAAACCGCATGGATCAGAACAAGATGAAGGGCGCCGACCGGCTCGCTGACGATTGGTGTCTTGCTCGGGGCGTTCAATCCCATCAACGTCCGGCCGACTGGGCGAATCTTGGCCGACGCGCCGGCATGCTCAGGAACCAAGAGATGCTCGACGAGTTCCGGGGCGTGCTCGATATGGTCGTCGCGTTCGAGGGCGGCGTTGGTACCGCGGGGATGGTCAAGATCGCGCGGGCGGCCGGCATCGAAGTCAGGGAGGTTAGAGGCGGATCATGTGCTACATCGATCTAGAATACGCAGAGATTTGGAGCGAAACCGAGCACACGGCGCGCACCCGGAAGTTCTGCTCATCGTGCGATGGTGAGATCAAACCCGGCGAACGCTATATCAAGCACTTCTCGAAATACGACGGGAACATCACATCAAACCGTCTCTGCTTGGCCTGCGAGAAAGATCGGGCCGAGTTTGCCGACGCTCACGATGGCATGTCACCGACGCCGGACAATTTCTACAACATGCTCAGCGAGTGCATATCCGAGGACGATGAAGGCGACCGCTGGCGGCCGATGCTGGAGTCCATGAAGGCCAGGAGGGCGTTCTCTGGAGAGGTGGCGACGCAATCATGAGCACCGATTGCAGCGGCCACAGCTACGCCGAACTCTCGACGGCCAAGGTTCTTGCCGCCGCCGCCGAGTGCATCATGGCCATTGAGGCAAGGCGGACCCGCGAACTAAACAAAGTCCTCGACGAATACATCGCCGAGCAAGCGCGGGGAATCTGCGGAATCTGGAAACGCACACTGACTCGCGAGCAGGCGCGGGCTGAAATGCAAGACGGCGGCATCGACAGCGCAATGCGTGTCCACATGCCGACGGTTGCCTGCGAGGAACAGTACGATCGCGCGCTTCGGCTTCGGTGCCTGGCGCTTGCAACCGCGTCGGAAACCATGTTCGTGACGGCGCTGGATTTCTCGGCGATCGATAACTGGCACAAGGTGGGAGATTAAGACGCATGAGCAAGGCTAACTACGTCCGCACCCAAGCCGCCCGAGGCCACGACGGCACGCACAAGTGCCACGCGCAGGGCTGCGATAAGCCGGTGGCGCCCGCGTTCCTGATGTGCTCTCGGCACTGGCGCATGGTCCCAGTCGCGGAACAGCGCGCGATCTGGCGGCACTTTCGACCAGGGCAGGAACGGGACAAGCGGCCGACTCAGGAATATCTTCTGGCGCTCCATGCGGCGGTTGCTGCCGTGGCCAAGCGGGAAGGCGTTCAGCCTCTGCTGCCCATCGGAGTCGGGCCATGACCCACGTCCGCATCGCCGCGAAAGGCCCCGTCCGCGCCAAGATTCGGCGGGCGGTTCTGCGGCATCGGCTCGACTGGCGCAAGGTGTACGAACTAGGCTTCGATGGCGAGTTGGCTACGCGGGAACGATGCACGCTCGCATGCTCGGGCTGCTCATGTGATTGCAGCGAATTTGGGGGATGCTCTCATGGATCGGGGGGCTGTCGCGAGTGCGGCTACACTGGCAAGCGCGTTCAAGAATTTCCGGACCCGATCCAAGTCGCGGGGCGTTACATCCACATCCTGCCGCCGACGATCGATTATTACGGGGAGCGGTCGTGAGCAAGCCCCGCGGATTCGCCGTCATGTCGCCAGAGCAACGCGCCGCCATTGCATCACAAGGCGGGCGGGCGGCTCACACCATGGGCAAGGCGCACGAATGGGATCTTGACGCTGCCCGCGAAGCTGGGCGACTGGGCGGCGCTGCCTGTTCGCAGGATCGCGCCCACATGGCCGAGATTGGGCGACGCGGTGGACTGACCAGGGTGGCAAACCTGGCTAACTCGGCCCCGCTGGTTCTCCGGGGCGCTGGCGATACGACATGCGCTCTCATGGCGCCGCCGATGTGTTGTCGGTTCCTGGCCCAGTCGCTGGATGGGCGGTCGGTGTGTGTCCTGTTTGGTCCCCGAGGACGCGGGCGCATCTTAGAACGCCACACCGACGGACCTCACAAGGGCTGGCTGGCTCGACTGCCCGAGTGCATGGAGAAGATGGCACGCGTGAAATATGACGCCGAGTTGCCAGATTCCCCTTAACCGCCGACGCTGGCGGAGATGACGATCTTTTTTCTTGCGCCTGATGGCGCAACGGTGCATCATGGGTCGCAAGCAACTAGGGAACATCACCATGAACCTCCGACTTCCCCCTGATGTCGAAAAAGATATCAAGGCCGTCTCCAAACTACAGCAAGGGCGCAGTTACTCGTCGCTTGTTGCCACCGCGTGGAAGATCGCCAGGGCGCAGATCGTCGGCGAATCGAAGCCGAAGCGGCAGGCGGTGCGGTCGTGAAACTCTACCTTGTCGGTGGCGCCGTCCGCGATCGTTTGCTCGGTCGAGAGGCGAAGGATAAGGATTTCCTCGCCGTGGGCGCAACCGAGGCCGATATCATGCAGCGCTGGCCGTCGGCTCAATGCGTCGGCAAAGCGTTTCCGGTTTATCTTGTGCCGGACGTTGGCGAGGTCGCGCTGGCCCGCCGGGAGACGAAGACGGGGCGCGGACATCAGGGCTTTTCCGTCGAGTTCGGACCCGAGGTAACGCTAGAGCAAGACCTGTCTCGGCGCGACCTGACCATCAACGCGATGGCGATCGATGAGAACGGCGATCTTCACGACCCGTTCAATGGCGCGCAGGACCTCACGAACCGCATGCTTCGGCATACGAGCGCCGCGTTCTCAGACGATCCTCTGCGCATCTACCGACTGGCCAGGTTCGCCGCGCAGTTAGGCTTCGATGTAGCCGGGGAAACCGTCGAACTCTGCAAGAACATGCCTCGCGACGAGATCGCCGGGGAGTCCAGAGAGCGGGTACGGGTTGAGTTCTTGCGGGCGATGGCCAGCGCCCAGCCGCATCGGTTCATCGAACTTCTGCGCGACACCTGGAACCTTGACATCCATTTCGGCGAACTTGCGGACCTTGCCGGTGTTCCGGCTGGACCGCCGCAGCATCACGGCGAAGGTGATGCCCTGACACATACCCTGATGGTCCTGCGCGAAGCGGCGCGACTATCCCAGGATGTCAATGTGCGGGTCGCGGCGCTGCTGCATGATCTCGGCAAGGCCAAGACTGCGCCCGAACTGCTACCGCGCCACCTTGGCCACGAAGACGCGGGCACAGAACCCATCATGGCCCTGTGTGAGCGTCTGGGGTTGCCGAAGCAATTGCGAAGTGCCTGCTGCTTGGCCAGCGCCGAACACCTGAATGTCCATCGGTTCGCAGAAATGCGGAACACGCGCAAGGTGGACATCATCATCGCGGCGGATCGCGGCATCCTGAAAGCGGAAGGGCTGGCCGATGTCGCAGAAGCCGATGGACTTGGACGCATCCCCGCCAAGAACAGCAACGGCCCGGCGCTGCTGCGGTCGCTCGCTAAGGTCGTGAGAGAGACGGCGATCGGTGAGATTCCCGAGAGCCTTGTAGGTCCCGACATCGGGCTACACATCCGCGCTCGTCGGGCGGCAGCGATAACCCGCGCACTTGGAAGCGAGGTCGAACATGGAGCGTAGCACCGTCGATGCCAACACCATCCTGCTTGTGAACGCGGGCAGCCACGCCTACGGGACTGCTACGCCCACCTCTGACCGCGATGTTCGTGGCGTGATGGTGCCGCCGCGCGATTGCGTCCTCGGGATGAACCGCGTCGAGCAGTACGAACAGAAGGGCGATCCAGATGTCGTTGTCTATGAACTCCGGAAGTATCTGGCCCTCGCTGCTGACTGCAACCCGAACATCATCGAGATTGTCTTTACCGACGATGCGGACGTGATCACGGTCACGCCCTTGGGGCAGAGACTACGCGCGGCCCGACGGATGTTCATGAGCAAGAAGGCCAAGTTCACTTTTTCGGGCTACGCGATGTCGCAGATGAAGCGCATCGAGAGCCATCGGCGATGGCTGCTGAATCCACCCGAAGCGCCACCCGTCCGCGCAGACTTCGGCCTCCCCGAGCGCACTGTGATTCCCAAGGATCAACTTGCCGCCGCAGAAGCGATCATGCGCAAGCAAGTGGAAGCCTGGGAGAACGCGCTACCAACTTTTGGCGTGGACGTGCTCGACCCCGCCGCGCAGATCGAAATGCGCGACAACGTCGTCAAGACCCTGACCGAGATCAAAGCGGCGACCGACGATGAGAGAATGCTCGCCGCGGGGCGCGTGCTGGGCCTTGATTCCAACTTTCTCGACCTGCTCGACCGTGAGCGGCACTACATCACCAAGCGCCGCGAGTGGGACGCTTACCGGCAGTGGCAGAGCGGGCGCAATGAGGCCAGGGCGGAACTTGAGCGCCAGCATGGCTATGACACGAAACACGGGATGCACCTCGTTCGTCTCATGCAGATGTGCGAGGAGATCCTAACTACGGGCGAGGTCCATGTGCGCCGGCCGAATGCGCAGGAACTGCTCGCGATTCGCGGCGGGGCATGGTCTTACGAGCGCCTGATCGGCTGGGCCAAGGAACAGGATGCACGGATGGATGAGCTTTACAAGACCTCGACGCTTCCGCATGCGCCCGATCGCAAGGCCATCAATGAACTGTGCATGGACCTGATCGCCGAGTCGCTGGCGGTGCGGTCGTGAAGAAACGTCTTCGCAAGAAAAAGCGTGTCGGTGAGTTTCGCGAATTGGGCTTTACCGTCTTTGCCGCCCACGCCAGGACCGACATCGAGAGTCCGGATGTTAATGATGACTGGTTGGAGCAGTTCATTATCTGGCTGGAGTCGCGTGAGTTGGACAGCGGTGGCGGTAGCAATCGCGAAGCCACGCGACTCTATATCACCAGTTATAAGCCGCGGGCCAGCGCGACGGAGCAAGATCGGATCGATGTCTCAGAGTGGCTGGCTGATTGTTCCGATGTGCGAGCGCACGCGATTGCGCCGCTGTCGGACGCATGGCACAGCACCGATTACGAACGCGAAATGGATGCTGTCGAGACGGCTGCGGTTCCCGGCGGCGTACTTTGTGACTGGAGCCCCGGCACATGACCCGCTCTCACAAAGACGCACGCGGCGGACATCCCAAGCCGTTCGATCTGCTTAACCAGCGCAAGCGATGGTGGCGCCTGCGTCCGTATGGTCTGAAGATCAACGGCTTTATCCAAGACCATCGCAGGGACGGAATGCACGCCTGTGAGATGAAAGGGCGGGCGCTGATGGAGGGGCGGCAGGTGGCTAACGAAGGGACGGAGTCATGAATCTAAACCGTGATAATTGCATCGCGTGCAATGCGCCGCTGAATCCCCAAGGGCTCTGGTGTTCCGCCTGCTCTCTGAGGTTGTGCGATGGTCCGGGACCTTCCATCGATCGAATGTCGCCACGCCATAGAGCCGAACTAAGACGACAGACCAGGACCGAGAGAAGTTTGCCGACCAGGATGTGGCACTATTTCCTGCGGGCGCTTGGGTTTAAGCGCGTCGAGACGGTTCACCCGACCAATTCCACCCCACCATCCTAAATTCCCCTTGACAACGCGCGGGGGTTGTGGGTGGGGCATCCGCATCAAGTATGTACTTGACTACCCGAAGATACCGTGATAGAGGTTAAAGAGATGGCCAAGCCGAAGACCACGACGAAGATGCAAATCTACGTCCCCCCGCAGATCGCCGACGAGATCAGGAATTTGGCGCTAAAGAACGATCGCGCGCCGGGGTGGATCGTGGCGCAGGCTTGGCGCATGGTCCGCGATAAGCAGGATCAGGTAGTTCAACCTCAACGGTAGGTGCCCCATGAAGAGAAACGCATATAGGGATTGGTGTGTCTATACTCTTTCTGGTCCAGATGAAGTTGTCAGATACGTTGGCCTGACCAGAGCCCCGCCGCAAATCAGATTCACATCTCATATCCGAGAGGCAATCTCGGTCTCCTCGTATCACCGAGACCGTCATCCACTAAAACAGTGGATTTATGATCTCCATTGCCGGGGACAGTTTCCCACAATGAAGATTATTGAACGCGGGCATGATTCCCGTGAACTTGGCGATGATGCTGAGTGTTACTGGATTCTTCATTTTCATCATATGGGGAATCATCTTTTTAACCATTTCGCAACCGGAAATCCGGACCGCCGCACTTCGCCAACCGCGATGTGTCCAGAGATCGTCCCTCCGCCTCTGATTCGCAGGCTGGATCTGATTCCTCGCCGATGCCACGAGAAATAAACGAATGGGTGCTCTCTCTCCATGAACTCCACAGCATGGGCCTTTGTGATGGGCAAGAGGAAGGCTTTACCTCAATGATCCGGAGCTTCTCGACTTCGATCACGGTGGACCCGGTTTTTAACGAGTGCAGTCCGCGGGCACAGCTTTTGTATTTCAAGCTCTACATGCACCCGCAGAACACGCTCTGCGGCCTTTTCATGTACTCGGTCGCTCACATGGCCGTTGATGTGCAATCGACGAAGCAAGAGGCCAATGATGCACTTGAGGAGCTAATCAAGATAGGTTTCGTCGAGGTCGATCGCGCTTGTAACTTGGTCTGGATACCAGAGATGGCTGCGCGCCTGGGCGACATCTCTGGACCCAAGAACAAGATCGCCATCACTGTCAAGCGACACCTTGCCGGGGTCTGTCCTCGGAAGTCCCCTCTTGTCGATAGGGTAACGGATACCCTATCCATTACCCTATCCAATACTGTATTGGATACCCCATCCGATACCCTACCCGATAGGGTCCTGATACTAAACCTGAACCAAGATCCTGATTCTGATCCTAAACAAGAAGAGTCAACCGCAATAATCGAGCCAACCCAGGACAATGCCAGGGCTGCGTTGTGCCGCTTCCGGAAGCTCAGCAAGGACGCGGATGGGGTGCCAAGGGTAATCGCTGGCCCTGACCCCTCAAAGCTTCCTGACGAGCGAATGGTGAGCCTCTTTCGGGATGCCATCGCGCGGCACCCGGTGAGCCAGGCCGATCTTGATGCGATGGCCCAGTTGATCGGCAGCGGGGCGGAGTGGGGGTTTCTGGAGCGCGGGGTAGCGGTGAGCATGTTGTGCCACAAGGCCGTCCATGCCCGCGAGCAGGACCACTTCGCGAACCTGCTTGGCAAGGCCAGGACTCCCGCGCGGAAGGCGATCAGCAAAGAACGCGCCCCACCGCCAGCCCCCGAACAACGCCAGAACCCCATCCATCAACCCGTGCCGGACAGCGAAGCGAGACGATTAGCCCGAGAGGCCATGAGGCAGGACCGTGAACGCGCCAGCAAGAATCCTTCCGCATAGCGACGAAGCCGAGCGGACGCTTGTCGGCGGACTGCTCATCTTCGGCCGGCGGGCGATGGAAGACATCGACGACATGGTGCGCCCCGATGACTTTTACGACGCCAAGCATGAAGCGATCTACGCCGCCATCGAGAATCTGCGGGCCTCGCAGCATGAGGTCAACATCGTGACGGTCGGCGAAGAAATGCGACGGGCTGGTCTGATATCCAAACTAGCCGCGGTGGGTGGCGATGCATACCTCGCTGAACTGGCGAACGATGTGGCAAGTCCCGAGGGCATGGAAAGCTGCGCCCGCATCGTGCGAGACAAAAGCATCCTGCGGCGGGTCATCACGGAATCGGCGCGCATCAGTCAACTCGCCTACCGCGATGATCGCAGCGTACTGGAAGTCGTGGACTCGGCCCAGTCGGCGATGATGACGCTCACGGACATGACCGCGCGCCGAGAGCCGAAGACGTTCAAGCAGGTTCTGCACACGACGATCACGGCGCTCAGGGAACGGTCGCAGCGAAAGAACGCCATCACCGGGGTACCTTCTGGGCTGACGAACCTCGACGAAATGACGGGCGGATTTCAGCCGGGGCAGTTGATTGTCGTGGCGGGCAGGCCGGGCGCTGGCAAGAGTGCGTGGGCGGAAACTTTCGCGCTCCATGCCGCAGAGTGTGGCCATCCGGGACTCATGTTTTCGCTGGAGATGATCGACGAAGAGATCGGACAGCGGGCGATGAGCGCAGATGCCGGACTCGACGGGGCAATCATCCGTAGCGTCATGCTTAGAGACTCGGACTGGATGCGCCTCACGCGGTCGGTCCAGCATATGCGGGACTACCAAATCAGCGTGGATGACGACGGCCGACAGGACTTGCTGAGCATCTCGGCCATCTCGCGCCGTTGGAAAAAGAAGCTGACCACGTCGGCGCCTGGGTACGTGATTCTCGACTACATGCAGCTTGTTCAGGCATCCGTAGGCCGACGCCATCACAGCCGGGAGCGCGAAGTTGCGGAGATCAGCGGCGGACTCAAGGCGCTGGCCAAGGAGTTGCGTGTCCCGGTCATTGCCCTGGCAAGCCTTAACCGCAAGTGCGAGGACCGCCCCGACAAGCGCCCGCTCATCTCCGACCTCAAGGAAAGCGGGTCTATCGAGTCCGACGCGAACATGGTGCTGCTGCTGTACCGCGACGAGATGTACAACAAATACGACCCGGACAAGCGCCCGCCGATGACGGACAACCGGGGCATTGCGGAGATCATCATCGGCAAGAACCGCGGCGGCGCGACGGGCGTTATCGAAGTCGCCTACATCGCCGAGCAGACCCGGTTCGCGAACCTGTCACGGAGGAGTGAGTGATGGCTACGCATGTCAGCGTCTTGGTCGCCAAGTATTGCGAGCGGCAGGCCAGTGAATACGAGGAAATGGCCGCGAATCCGGACAACCCAGACCGTGAGCGACTTTTGGAAGGTGCCGAGAGGATGCGAGGACTTGCCAAGATAGCGCGCAGCAGCAAGGCGGCCAGCCACGAATCCGGCGAGCAGGAGTGAGTATGCACCACGTCGAGCGCCAGGGCTACCACTGCACCCCCGATGAAGTCCGCGAGTACCGAGAGCACATTGCGCGGCTGGCGTGGTATTTCACCGAGAAGCATGCGCGCGAATGGGACAGCCGACTCGGACACACCGCCGAGAGAGAATCTAACAGGAGCGCGAATTGACCACCCCCACCGACATGCTCACCGCCGCACTGCAACCGGAGGCCATCACGAGGGGCGTGCAAGATCTGGTGGACCGCTACAACCGCAACCCGAACCAAGGACCGATCGCGCCACTGCTGGCGGACGTGCGGGATTTGTTGGCGTTGAGGCGGTTGATCGTCGCTCACATGGGCGCGTTGAATCAGACCGAAAGGAGATAGAGATGTCCAGCAACAAGGAACGTGACAAGGCAATGATGTGGCGACAACTCAAAGACAAGATCGCCACGTTCGACGATGCTCAACTCGACATGAAGGTCATGTGGGCGGGGGAGGAGCGCGGCGGTTTCGTTCAAGCCGTGGATGTGCTCACCGAAGACCACATCAACCCGTCCGGCGATGTCTGGGAACCAAAGAGCGTCTATCTCGGGCCACTTGAGGAGGCGCTGGCTGGATGTGAAAATGAACACGAAAGGGCCGAGATTATCGACGAGATTGCCGAATGCAACGACGAAGAGATCGTGGCCGAAAAAGGGCAAGCGGTTCTGAGCGTGGACCTCTGAGCAAACGGAAGGCTGACCATGGACAACCGAACGATAGGAACCTGCTCGATCTGCGGCGGACCCGTAACGGTGCCGTTTGCTTGGTACTCGGTAGTGCCGCCCGTGCCGTCGTGCAAGCGCTGCGGCGCGATCATGAAGCAACCCGAGATGCCGGTAATTCCGATGGAGCCGCGGCAGCCCTTGACCATGGGTTACATAACGGGTCCCGATGAAGAACATTGGCCGCTGATTTTCAACCCCAACCGGACCAGGATGTAGGAGCCACCGATGATCCGTGCAACCTGTTTCACGAACCTCGACGAGTACAAGCAAGTGGAGTGGCCACAGGGATTTGCCGCCCTTCCTCGCATTGGCGACAAGGTAGAGGGGCGCCGGGGCCGAGATAAGCCGGTCCTGCGCGTGGTTGCCATCACGCACGGATGGCTGCCGAACGCAGGGGAGCCGACCATTACCGTCGAGTTGCATAAGTAGGCCGGGAGGAAGAGAGCATGAGCAAGGCCCTGAGCCGTGAAGAAAACACTATCCGCTGGAAACATTATCTATCGGTGATTTCCGAGGGTAGTGGCATTTTCTCAGCCGAGCATGTCGGTCATATCAAGGCGGTCTGCGATGCCCTGTCGGCCTATGGAGATCCCACGCAAGCAGGGCCAACCACCGATGGCTGGATGGAACTGGTCTGGGATAACGGCAGACACCATCTCGACATAGACGTGAGGCCGGACGGAACCTGTGAGTGGTTTTACCGCGACAGAGAAACCGGAGACTATGCCGGCGAGGAAAGTCGCCAAATAGCGGCCCTTGTCACCGAGATTGGCGCACACTGGCAACCGCTGCCCGAGCCGCCGGGAGGGGAGTGATGAACATCTATCAGACCGGACAGCAGGCGCTATGCTGGCTTACCGAATGCACGCTGGCAACCGTCGAGTGGATGGAGGGTCAAAGCCGGCCAGGCAAAACACAACTCGGGCGACAACGAAGGATGGTCGCCGGGGCAATCGCCAACTTGCGGCATCTTGGCTTTTCTGCATCGGACGCAGAGGATCTTCATTGTGGACGGGTCGCCATCGCCTTGCAGGTCAAACCATGACAACCTGCGCGTCCTGCCCGTTTTTCGACGAGCCGAATCTGGAATGCGCAAACGTGGATTCCGACCGCTGGAGCACGCATGCCGATGAGCCGGTATGTGAGTGGTTCATGGCGCCGAAACAGCAGCCACCGCAGCAGCAACCGGCTGAACAAGAAGAATCTCTCGACGAACGGCTGGCGCGGATTCGGGACGAGCATGGGCGGGCGTACAGGGATTGGCACGAACGATGAACAAGATGAACTACGGGCGATATCGAACGCTGCAAAACTACGGCGCATTCTACACAGACCCGGATATGCCAGCCATAGCCGGAATCTCCGGGGGGCGCACGTCAGGGTTCATGGGATGCATGCTGGCCGATCACGTCCAGTTGTGTTTCGAGAACACCGGACTTGAGTACAAGAAAACGTATGAATTTCTAGCGCGACTTGAGGATGGCCTGGGTCGGGCGATCACATGGCTTGAATATCGCGCACCAGCCAAACTAGGAGCCCCCCCCCGCGAGGCTCAATTTGCCGTGGTGACATACGAAACCGCAGCCCGAAAAGGGGAGCCGTTCTTGGCGATGCTTGAGGCACTGGCCGCTTACCGCAGAATCCACAAGGGCGAGCCGCCGGTTAGTCCATGGGCGCGGCAACGCATCTGCACGGCGCACCTAAAGCACAAGGTGCAAGATCGGTTCATTCTGTCGCAGGGAATCGAGCAATACGAAACCTTCGTGGGGCTGCGCGCCGATGAGCCCGATAGAGTGGGAAGTCTCCGGAAGCAGGAGACCCGGTCGCATGCTTTCCGGGTACCGCTGTACGATGCGGGAATCGACAAAAACGAGATTCTCAGATGGTGGTCTGAGCAGTCGTTTGACTTGGATATTCCGGAAGGGCTCGGGAACTGTACATGCTGCTTTTTGAAAGACCAAGGCGACTTGGCGCGAAACCTCGGCCGATCGGATTGCCACCGCGATGTCTGGCTCTATCTCCAAGACAACTACCCGATGTTCGGCGGTAAGAACTTCCCCGGTTATCGCAGCCTCGATGAACAACGGAAGTACCGACTTGAGATTGAGACGGCGTTGCGCGCGGGTCCGCTGCCGCCTCCACGCCCGCCGACTTGGTCAAATCAGAAATTCCTAGCCGTCATCCGCGACGAAAAAGAACGCATCGAGCACGGGCCAAAGGGGTTTTCGTGCGCATGCGAAGCCTCTTATCTCGACGGGTATGCAGAGGATGTCTGAGGGCGCCCCCTATGAGACAGATGATGACCGAACTTGAGATAGGCCAGCGACGGGTCGATAAGAACGGCGATGTGCGGACAGTGAATAGTATCGGCGAGACTCACGCTTGGCTTGTGCGCGAGTCAGACGGGACCGGGAAGACGTATACGCTGGCGGCGGCACAAAAGCTCCATATGGCCCCGCCGCTGGTCAGATCGATACGCTTGACCTGGCCGCCGATACCACCGAGACGGAGTGCGGCGGCTGCGAGAATCTACTGGGCGCCCGTAGTGACTTCTGTTCGGTCTTTCGTCGAACGATCGTCAGCAAACCGACCACATCTGATTATCCACAGAGATGCGTGGAATGTATCGCGGCGGAGGTGAAGTAATGCGCCGCTTGACGATCTGTTTAACGCTGTTCAGTCTTTCCGCTGTCCCGGCTGGCGTCCATGCGGCCAACTGCGAAAAGGCAGAAGCTGCGGTTATCAAGGCGACCGCTAATCTCAGGGAAGTTAGGGCGAGTTGTGCCACCGACAGGAAAGCCTGCGAGTGGGTCTACTTGGCCGAGGAACGGTTGGAATGGGCCAAGAGACAGAAGGAACGGAATTGCAAGTGATAACAACCATGCCGCGCGTCGTCGCTGCCGCCATCCGAATCGGGACCATGGTCTATTCGCTGCCGTCCCCCGCTCGGCATCACGATGTCATCTCGGACATGCGCCTGAATCGAGGCGTGCGAGGCGAGCAGGATGAAACCTGGGAACAGGGGTTCTTGCTCGATGATGGACGGTTCGCGAACCGTAGACAGGCAGCGAGCATCGCCCTGCGCGTCGAGCAGATCGCGGCGCTGAAATGGCCACCCAATCTTTATAGCGAGGATTTGTGGTGATGGACTACCCGAAGATCGACAAGCCGACGGGGCCGGGATGGTACTGGTATCGTTATCCAGAAGAGAGACGCTTTACCCCGGTGCTCGTTCAGCGATACGAGAGCACGCACTCCTATCGCGCCGGACAACTGTTTACGGGCTACGGACGGAATGGCCAAGACTTGACTGAGAGCGATCAGGTAGTTTGGCGCGGTCCAATTCCGGAACCAACAGAATGAAGACCGCCACCCTCAACTGGTACAACTGTCTACCGCCAGCCGACCGCAAGCAGTGGAACCGCTACGCCCACGAAGAACCAAGCGGCGACCTTACCATCATCGCGCCCGATGGAGATCGCGACCCGCCGCCTGGACCGGGGAACTGGCGGCATTACGGGCTCGTTGACGGGCGGGCGACGTGGGGGATTAAGGGAGGGGCGCATGGGAATTAAGTTCGAGAGGCCGCGCGCCAAGGTCCCGTTCTGCTGGATCTGCGACAAACTTCTGTATGCTGGCGGTCGCAGTTACACGATGATTGTCGAGGACGGCATACAGCATCCAGCGCATAAAGAATGCGCCAAACGGCCCGGTGTCGAAGTCGCCACCATCGAGGAATCATCATGACCAAACCCCTCCCCTGGCCCGCGTGGCCCAAGTCAACGCCCTTCACCGAGCACCGAACCGCCTGCGACCGTTGCCGCGACATCACCACGATCTGCGACATCGGGAGTAAGTTGATTCGCGACGGCGTAGCGACGGAACTACAAGCGACCTACCACGACAAAAGGATACCACGATGCGAACCCTCTACCTGATAGCGATCCTGAGCATGACGACCTGTTGGTTACCATTCGCCGAGAAGGGTGCGGACAATATCAAGGCCGCCGCGAAAACCCAGCACGCGCATTGTAGTTATGCCAACCTCGTGCCCTGTCCGCCGCCCTCGGATGGCGGCTATTGCTGTTCGGTCTGCGGCGGTGGCTGCGGGTTAAGTGCGAAGTGAGCAGGATCAGCGACGGGGCGTGAATTATTTTCGGGACCATGGTTGATTTTTCTTGCCATGGACACCGCCGTGTGATTTCTTCTCTACATGCCGCATGACAAGAGGAAGCAAAACCTCTACTTCCCTTCCGATGTAGTCGAAAAGCTCGAAGCCGAATCCGAGCGCACCGATCGCAAGATGTCGTGGCTTGTCCAGCATGCGCTGGAGAACGGTGGGTTCGCCATCCTCAAGAAGCTGCCGAGCGTCAAGAAGGTGAGCGGGCGATGAGAGCGCTGTCAGACATCGAAGTCCGGTGGCTGCAAGATGGCGCCCTGGATAAAGATCTCTCCCTGAGCACGCCTCCGGTTCAGCCTGAAGAACTTGTCACGGCTCGGGGGTTGGCTCGACGCGGTCTGCTGGTCGTTAAAGAGATTGATGACTGGGTCGAATTCGACATCACAGAGCAGGGGAGACTGGCCCTGCGTTGTCACGCGGCACTGATGGCAACCGCCGCTGGGGTTGGCGGATGACCAAGCGCTATGTCTACCGCTGCAAATGCGGCAAGGACCCGATGCGCGGGACGATCAAGACCGACCCGAACACCGAGCGCGCGATATTCGACTCGCTGGATCTGGCGTGGGCGCAATCGCACAACCGACCGGGATGCGGCTTGCAATTCAAGGCCGTTGGACCGGCCAGGAAACGGAATCAAGGAGAGAACCGTGGATAAAAAGACCATCCAGATCGTTAGTTGGTTGACGCAAGCCGTGCTCTTTGAGGCGGCGGCGGATTCCGTAAAAGAGGCGGTCGAACTGGCCGTGAAGCAAGGTGTGAATCTTGCCTATGCCCGCCTGGATGGTGCCCGCCTGGATGGTGCCAGCCTGGATGGTGCCAGCCTGGATGGTGCCAGCCTGGTGCGTGCCCGCCTGGATGGTGCCCGCCTGGATGGTGCCAGCCTGGTGCGTGCCCGC